TACCTGACTGATACTGACGCTTGGTTCTTGATGACTGACGTTCCTAACGGCCTCAAGCACTTTGTCCGTACCCCAATGTCTACATCTATGGATGCTGACTTTGATACTGGCAACAGCCGCTACAAGGCTCGTGAGCGTTACTCGTTCGGCGTGTCAGACCCATTAGGCATTTTCGGTTCGCCCGGAGCTTAATGATTAGAGGGGGGCATTCGTTGCCCCCTTTCTTTTTGTGTGTTATAAAAAATGAATCCCTGACAGTCGCATTCCGTGACTGACACTAGCCGAGACAGGAGATTCACATGGCTAATACTACTTTCCAAGGTCCAGTCCGTTCGGAGAATGGCTTCAAGGACATCACTAAAGCCGCTAGCACTGGTACAGTAACTGAGAACATCTCAATTACTCACGACGGTACTAACAGCGTTATTATCTTCAAAGATCTTCCCACTGCGGATCCATCTGTTGCAGGTCAACTGTATAGCAACTCAGGTGTTTTGACTGTATCCGCTGGATAAGGAGTAACTCATGGCTGATGCAGTAACATCACAAACGCTAGTTGATGGTCCCGCTCATGCCGTTTTGAAGTTTACAAATATTTCAGACGGTACCGGCGAAAGCGCAGTCACTAAAGTCGATGTCAGTGCCCTTGAATCCGATCAAAATGGGCGTGCTTGTACCGCCGTTCAGATAGAACGCATCTGGTGGCAATGTATTGGTATGAAAGTTCAAGTTCTATGGGATGCAACTACAGACCAATTTTGCATAGAGTTGGGAGAAAACCAAAGCGGTAACCACGATTACTCGTTATTTGGCGGACTCACCAACAATTCAGGAGCTGGTAAAACAGGCGACATTAACTTTACTACCGTTGGTGCGACCAGTGGGGACACATATACAATCATATTGTATATGCGTAAATCGTTCGGATAATCACTATGATGCGGCGTTATTACAAGTCAGGCGGTAAAGTCGATAAGGCTAGCATGGCTTGTAATAAGCCACGCCGCACTCCTTCTCACCCTAAGAAATCACACGTTGTTAAGGCTTGTGAGGGCGGGAAAGAGAAGATTATTCGCTACGGTGAGCAGGGTGCTGAGACGGCAGGTAAGCCTAAAAAGGGTGAATCTGCACGTATGAAAGCCAAGCGTAAGTCGTTCAAAGCCAGACACGCTAAAAATATAGCCAAAGGCAAAATGTCAGCGGCTTATTGGGCTAACAAATCCAAATGGTGATGTATGGCGTTTCTACAATCAAACATACCCTACTTTAAATGTTGGGTTCGTAGAGAGTATACGCACAACCATACAGCGTATCATGGCGAGTTTTTGCACGCTATGGTTATCGCCGTGACCACCATACCTAAGCGTTGTCTTTCGTTTCAGGTCATTTTTACTGGCTGTGAGACAGACGATACTGATGAGCCTAACGTTCACGGCGGTGCTATGTGGGCGCGTATGCCTATTACAGCGCTTGTAGGAGATACACCATTTCAAGAGTGGCCTGAACCTATGCCGGTTTGGGCGGCTCAACCGTGGGACTGTCCGTCACATACGCACAGTGTTTATGTGTTAGATAGCTGTACTCCTTGCCCGTGGATGGCAAAGATTGACGGTAAGTTCTACCCAGCCAAGTATTATTTTACGGTGGACTATACAGAGTCCGATATTGCTGATGACCCAGCACAGCACAAACAAGCGCACGTGCTTGAGTTGCTAGACGCAGGGAAGTGGACAGGAAATATAGTGGCGTTGCCAAATAATCGTGTTCGCGTCACACGTCCAGCACAGTTTGAATTAGGAGAAGGTGCTCCAGACTTTATGCCTTCTCAGCATATCCATTACAGTAAGTCTGACCTAGACTACACGTTGGATGTAAATCAAGTTTTTGACAATCTCTACGCGGAGGGAGATGACGATGAAGATGATGAAGAAAGGTTATAAGAACGGCGGCAAAATGCCTGACCTAAGCGGCGATGGCGAAGTCACTCAAGAAGACGTCCTTATTGGGCGTGGTGTGCTGAGTAAAAACACAGATGCTATTACTAAAGGTAAAAAGGCAGGGTCTATGCCTAAGCCAGAAATGGCTAAAAAGAAATCAGGTCCAACACGTGCTGAAGATCCCACTCTTACTAAAGAGATGATTAAACAAGCAAAGACCAAAACACCCGTTAAGGAAATGAAAGGTGGGAAAATGGTCAAAAAAGGCTACGCTAAAGGTGGCAAGGTTCGCGGTGCAGGTATTGCCCGTAAAGGCGTACGTCCTTGTAAGATGCGATAACATGCGTCGTTACTATAAGTCAGGCGGGAAAATATGTGCCAAGGGTAAGGCGTGGGCAAAGCGCACCTTTGATACGTACCCGTCTGCTTATGCAAATATGGCGGCGTCTAAATACTGCAAAGACCCTAACTATGCTAAGGGTGCTAAAGGTAAAAAGGCGAAGAAGTAATGGGTGAGCTGAAGAAGTGGCGAGATCAAGAGTGGGTTCGCATCGGTACTGATGGCGAAATCAAAGGCGAGTGCGGCACTTCTAAAGACAAAAAGAACCCTGATCGATGTTTGCCTAAAAGCAAGGCTCAAAGCCTATCTAAGTCTGAACGTGCTTCTACAGCTAAAAAGAAAAAGCGGGAAGGCAAGAAAGGTAAGACTGTGGTCAAGAACACCAAACAAGCGGAAGTAAAGTTTCGCGAGGGTGGACTTGCTCGTGGTAAGCGTTCCATAGCTCGTGGTTGCGGTGCTGTTATGAACAACAGACGTAAAAAGACGTTGTATACGTAAGGAGAGAAATAATGGAAGTGTTTCAAAACGGAAAGTTTTCTACGGGAGAGCCGGTCTATCAGGTAGGTACTAAAAACGCAGACGGTACATACGTCACAGTTGTATTTGACTTGATGACTAAAGAGCAAGCAGAGGCTAAACTAGAAGCAATGGGCGTTAAAAAACCCGTTGAAAAGAAGCCTGTAGCTAAGAAAAAAGCTCCAGCCAAGAAGAAATCTGCGAGTAAAAAGTAATGGCAACGTCAGGTACTACCGCATTTAACATGGACTTCACGGAGATCGCTGAAGAAGCGTGGGAGCGTGCTGGCCGTGAAATGCGCTCTGGATACGATTTGCGTACTGCACGTCGGTCCATGAACCTGATGACCATTGAGTGGCAGAACCGTGGGATCAACCTGTGGACGATTGACGAAGGCACCGTAAGCCTCGTTGCTGGTACGTCTGAGTACGATCTGCCAGCAGACACCATTGACCTTCTTGAGCAGGTAATTCGTACAGGTGCAGGTAACCAATCAACACAATCTGACCTTACGATAAGTCGTATTAGCGTAAGTACCTACGCATCTATCCCAAACAAGTTATCGCGTGGTAGACCTATTCAAGTGTGGATAGAACGCTTACGAGATAACCCTAAAATCAACGTTTGGCCTGTGCCAGACACAAACGACTATACCTTCCGTTATTGGAGGCTCCGCCGCATTCAAGACGCCGGTGCCGGTGCTGAGACTTCAGACATGAACTTCCGCTTTTTCCCATGTCTTGTCGCAGGTCTTGCATACCACATCGCTATGAAAGTGCCGGAGCTTGCTGAACGCTTACCTATGCTCAAGCAAGCGTATGAAGAGCAGTTCGCTTTGGCGGCGGGCGAAGATAGAGAGAAAACACCAGCTCGTTTTGTTCCTCGCGCTATGAGGATCTGAGATGGGCAATCGATTTGCGTCAAGTCAGAAAGCGCTCGGCGTATGCGATGTATGTGGCTTTACGTACAAACTGCGTGAGCTACGTAATGTTTACAAGAAGGGACGCGATACAAACATTAAATCGTGCCCTGAGTGTTGGGATGGAGACCATCCGCAGTTAAAGCTGGGGGAGTTTCCTGTTAATGACCCACAAGCGCTACGTGATCCACGTCCTGATTCCAATCAGTATGCGGCTAGCAGAGCGTTAATAGAGCCAGTCAAGCCGGTTGTCGGTACTGGATTTATAGGGCAAGCTGTAGTTCAGATTTCGTAGGAGTGAATACGATGCGTAAGCAAACACCAAAAGCTACTAAGAAGCCAAAGTCCAAGAACAAGCAAGTCAAGGTTCGTGGTACTGGCGCGGCTACAAAAGGACTCTATGCTCGCGGTCCTATGGCATAAATCATGAACTATACCGAGCTGAAAACTAACATTGAGGACATCACTGAAAATACGTTCACTGATGATCAGCTCGCTATGTTCACAGAAC